CTAAAAAGAACTATCGGTCCAGTCGAAGCTCCGGCGGCGACGCTAACACTTGTAATTGCAGCCGGTACTTGTGTGCCCATTGTCAACGCTGCCATCGCAGCCTTGAGTTTTAAAGCTGTAAACCAACCTGCCGCCACTGTCAACGCTGGTACCAGATAGCCACCAAAAGCATCATTAACCTTTAGTATACCCGTGAGAAGGCCGCTAAATAATTGAACTACGGGGCGCATAGAGATAGCAAAGCTTTCCATTAGCATTGATAATTTAGACATAACGCTCTGATTTGTCCTGGCGACGCGCGCTAAGTCTTCTTGCCTCATCACGCTTTCGCGCGTTTTCATATTAGCTCGATCATAGGCGCCCAAGCTCATACCGAGGATCGCGTTCGCTTGCGCCATGTCTTTTATACCAGCAGCCGCGGCATATGCTTGTCTTTCAAACTTGCCCAGTTCGTTGTACTGGACACCAGCTACCTGAATAGCTTCTTTGACCGCGCGAATTCTTTCGTGCTCTTTCATGGTCATTAAAGTAACAGCATTCAGATAGGGGCCGCCCATTATAGCGTTTAAGCGTCCGACTGCCCTTGCTGCTCCCTCGAAAGTATCAAATTGTTGTGCAAACCCGATAATTTGTCCCATCTGTAAGTTCAGAGCTTTAGCTGATCTGGCTAATTGATTGAAAACATGTTGTGCTTGTTCCCCATATTGAGCCAATTGAGGGCCCAAGGTAGCCAGTTCGTTAACAAGTCTCTGGGGAGCGACTCCGATCTCAGTACTCAACTTAACTGTATTGGCCAGCGCTTGTTGGGCTCTGGCAGCGTTCATACCAAACCCAGCAGTCAATAATTGTAACGCTTGAGCAGAGGTGGAAGCCTGCACGCCAAAAAGCTCTAGCTGTGTCGTAAGTCGCGATACATTATATGCGGCGCCGCCTGATAGCTTCGAAAACATCTCCATGTTTTGGTATAAAGCCCCAGTAGCTGCAGCAGCCTGTTGCATGGTTACACCGAACTGTCGATTATTAGCATTAAGACTTACAAGCATATTACTATATCTGCCGGCGGATCCGATAGACTTATTAAATTGAGTTATAGCCTGATCCTGTGCTGCAGCTAATTTTAAGGTGGCAACAGTCAACAGTTCCTGCACCTTCATTAAACTTGAGCCAGCAATATCTGCAGAAGTATAGGTTCTATTAAATTCACCCTTAATAGACTCTACTGCGCCCCTAAAGCTACCAGCGCGGGACGTGGCCTCCATAAGGCTACCCACCATGGTATCTTTCCAGCCCTTTGTTATGCCTAGTAATCCTGCAAAAGTATCAGCTATACCTTTAGACTTCCTCTCAAGTCTCTCCGACGCTTCAACACCCCTCTCAATGGCTTGATTTATTTGTAGTCTAGTGGATAGTTCTTCTTTGCTCTTACCATCCAAACGATTTAAAACTTTTAAAGTATTTCTTAATTCTTTTACTATCTGTCTTGAAGCTGCCGTGCCCTTTTTTTGCTCATCAGCTATTGATGCATTAGCATTTTTTATCTGTTGTGTAATTGTTAACTCAGAACTTATCAAGTCGTTTTCAAGTTGGCTTTGTGCGACTATTTCTTGACGAATCCTTTTGTGCCTTTCATAAGCGTCTGCTACACCTGATTCAGCAGAAGCTAAGCGCTCGGCCTGGGCCACAAGCGCAGAGGCAATATTTACACGCTCATTAAGAATTATGTTTTTTTCTTTCTCTTGTTCTGGTGTGAGTTCAGCCAATTAATTTTATTCCTATTTAAAGGGCCATACCAAGCCAGTCGAGCGTTCAAACTCCGACACTGCTTGATCTAGTCGGGCACGGTTTTTATAGGTTTTTGGATCGTCAAGACCGAATCTCATAAAAGATTCCATATATCTTTTTTCGCTTGCAAGAGCGTGGGCGAAAGAGCCAACTTGTTGTTCGTTGCCTTTAATTGCAATCGGAATTTCCGGTCCTTGCCCAAACATCCTTTGCATAATCAGTTTTGTCATATAGCCGAATGCACTTAAGAAACTTTCGTTTAATAAACCTTTATCTGCCACTGTTAAATCTAACTCATAGCTTTTTTGCTCTTCCATCTTAAAACTCCTATAAAAGGTTAGAGTGTACCACAATAATTAGTGTTTTATATAAAAATAAGGCCAGGAGATGTCCCGGCCTTAAGGTTAAAAATTAGAATTATTGTTTAAATCGTCATATTGTTCTTTTTCTTGTTCGAATTGTTTAAGCAATCTTTGAAAAAACCATGCTCTAATTTGTATTGGAAGATTATACGCTTCTGTAAAACTCCAACCGCCATGGTATTTTAATATAAAAAATTGCTCATATACATCTTGCATGTATTCATTATTGAGGCCAAAAAAATTCCGCAGTCAGCGGCACCTCCAATCTTTCCTCGAAAGAACACGTAGAACATTTAAAATCTTGTCTTAAGTCAACGTCTGGGGCAACACGATTATAAAATTTTCTTAAAAATCTAGAATCTAGTGCCGGCATATTTTCTACAAAATTGTGAATATCTCCACGGTCCGTGCTGCCGGCAACAGTTACTAAACACCGCTTGAATTGCTCAGTCATCGTTGATTCTGGTAGGCCATGCTTCGCGCGCTTTTCTGCATCGGCAACCATTTGTTTTTCATCATGGCCATTTAATAATCTTACTTCAACATCTAATTTAGACTTAGGTAACTTAATTAAAAACGTACCAGAGTCAGTTAATTTATAATCTTCTCCCTCAGCCTCTAAAAAATTTGTTTCAAGATCTGATAATTCAAAAGTTCTTTTATTATGTGTTCCACAAACTGGACAAACAATATTTGTCTCATATTCCGAGCCGTATCCAGTTATTCTAGCAGCAATAATAAGAGCGTTCTTATCACCAACAAATAAATCATCGATGTTAACACTCTTATCAATCAATATATTCTGCAAAAGCCTCTCAACTGCCAAGCCTTTTCTCAAAAGAGACGGAGACGTTAGTATATCTTCGTCCTTTGCTGTCATATAACGTATTTCTAAGTGTTCAACGTTTTTTAAGGGATGATCGTCAGGATACAACTTACCTTTTGTTGGAAGATCTACCAACTCAGTGGGCACAGTAAAATTAAGTCCTGTAGATGCTGTGCCAACATCTAAAGGCGGCGTGGCGCCGGCGTCTGAGATCTTGGAGTCTGTTAACCCAAGTCTCTCCTCATTTCTAGACATAAAAACCTCGATTTAAAGCGTCTTCTCAGCCCAATCATACCTTATTGTGAGGTCAACGTTAAGTAATCCATCATTATCATATGATAAATCACCAAATTTTACGTCCTTTACCCAGCCGTTCATAAGCTGCCACTGCTCGATAACTTGCAAATTATCTCCAGGTCCGGGAGCAAGACCATATTGTCTAATCTCGATAGTTCCAAGTGCGGCAATTGCAGCTGACCGGCTTATTTGATTATTTCTAGCATCGGCTGACGTAGAAGGGTACTCATAGCCTGATAGTCTTAAGAGATCAACCATTGCTTGTGAAGGATCAGCGGCGCCAACAGTATCAACTAGAGTAACACTGACCGGGCTCCATGTTACACTTCCAGGAAAATAGAAAGTGTGATTAATAAACTTGTGAGAAGCCTCACCTAATGTAAAGCTAGGCTTTGAAACCTTGCTAACAACAAAGTCCGGAATCCCAAGTCCGGGCATACTTAATGTCCATTTATAAGCTCTTTTGGGCAATACATTTGGGTTCGCCCAGAATCCCGCCTCTTTACTAGCATTCGCCATGTATTCAATCTCCTATACTATAAGTATTACAATAAAGTTTTTTTATTTAATTAATCTTCAAAAGCCGCCCCAGTGTTGGTAATCACGAAGTCGACTGCGATAAATTCAATCGCTCTCGCCGGCTTCAAGAATACCTTGGCATACATGATATTTCTATCAACCAAATCAGGGGTTGTGGTGGTTTCGTCCAAAACAAGCTTGAAATCTGTTAAACCAAGTCTAGTCTTGATTGACCTTAATAGAGGCTCCGCCCTATTTCTAAAGTTATCCCACGTTTCTTGTACGTTTGGTTCGAATAACGTCGTTGCGGCAATTCTAGAGATTTCTCTCTTAACGAAAATCATTAGCCTTCTAACGTTGATTCTATCCAGTGCCGAGGGTACAACCTGCAGAGTCTTTTGACCGAAGATTACAATTCCTTCAGCTGGGAAACTAGCGATTGGGTTAATGTTGGCCTCGTAAAGATCATCACGCTCGTCGCTAGTGAGCTTCTGGCGTACGCCGACGACAGGGACACCAGCAGAGCCGACCGTTAGACCGCCTCGGGTAAATCCTGCAGGAGCAAACCAAAGCTCTGATCTTCTTTGAGTTGAAGAGAAGGTACCTAGGGCGACAATAGAAGGTGGTACCCAGAGAGTGCCTCCATTAATCGTATCTAGAATTTGCACCCACGGATAGTAAGCACAGCCATAACTAGAGTTAAGACTTCTGTCCTTAAGGTTATTAACAGTCGTAGTGACGCTACCAATATTGGACTCGTCTCCATCTGAATTCTCAGTATCAGGTACGAACCCGCCTTTGGGATCGATGATCGCTAGTGCGTCTCCACGCTCTTCGCATGTATTGATTAGTGCTGTAGTAAGCGTGTGATTCGTTACGCCCGGGATAGTAGCCAAGTTCATCTCGACAACTTCTGGATCCCTGACAGAATCAATAGCCTTTTTAACTGAGTTGAAAGCGTAGTTAGTTTTTTCGCCTTCGTTAGTGCTCAATACTCTGTTATTGAAGGGCTCTCTTTCGGTTATATCAACACCATCCATACCACCGTGGAGTAACATGGTGAACCGGTTATAACCATTATCGAGCACCTCTTTCCAGGAGGAACTAACAGCGGTAAACGAGGTTCCTGCGGTTCGCGAACCTGACGCCCACGTCGCTGCCTTTGCACCAGTGGAGGTGGCCTTAAGGTCATCTAACGAGAACACCCAAGAGTACTCCATGGATCCTGTTGCGCTAAAGCTGTCAATTCCATAAGGCTTGCCTCGTACTTTATCGATAATCGTCTTATCGAAAGTAAGAGCGCCGCCATTGGTCGTGTCTGCGCCAAAGTAAGCATCAGAGTCTTTGCCTAGGTTTCCTTCTTTCGAAGTACCTCGAAGTGGTACTGTCGGGAACAGAAAAGATGCTG